GTATTCGTTGACTTTGAAGGCCCGCCAGATTGGGTGGACGACGTTGGTGGCTGCACACCAGTTTTGGTTAGCGTTTTTTCATGCGGATCAAAACATTATTGATTTGTCACGCACGGAGCGTGAGTCGGTGTTGTTGTTGCGTAAATCTAAGTACGGGTTTCAACATATGCCTGAGTGGATGTTGGCGCGTGGCCCGGAGTCATTGGTGGAGCATCAGCAGAAGATGGCTTTCGATAATGGTAGTATGATTACTTCGATGCCGTCGGCGTCGGATCCTGCGCGTGGTGAGTCTGCTACACTAGTGGTTGTTGATGAGTGGGCGTTCTTGCCTAATCCTGAGGAAGCGTGGGCGTCTATTGAACCGGTGGCTGATGTCGGAGGCCGAATCATTGGTCTTAGTACGGCGAATGGAAGCGGAAACTTCTTTCACGAATTATGGGTGGGTGCCGAAACGGGAAACAACCGGTTTCATTCCATGTTTTTTCCGTGGTCTGCGTCGGAGGATCGTGACGAGTCGTGGTATCAGTCGAAGAAAGATTCGATGCTGTCATGGCAGTTAGCGCAGGAGTACCCTTCATCCCCTGAGGAAGCATTCATCAAGTCTGGTAACCCAGTGTTTGATTTGGATGTGTTGGAACGCATGGGGGTGTGTGTTAAACCCGGTGTGATGGGTTATTTGACCGAGTTGTCGCCTAGAGTCGTGGAATTCAAAAAAGATGCTTACAGTTTGGCGTGAACCGATCAATGGCCGCAGTTATGTTGCGGGTGTTGATACGGCTGAGGGTCTACTCCACGGCGACTATTCGTGTATCCAAATGTTGGATGTTCGCAACGGGGAACAGGTCGCTGTGTGGCATGGGCATATTCCACCCGACGAGTTGGCGTATGAAGTGTTCCGCATGTCATTGTGGTACAATAATGCGTTGACGTGTGTGGAGTCGAACAATCATGGTTTGACTACTATTGTTCAGTTGCGGCATTTGGGGCATCCGAACATGTTTCGGAAACGAACATTGAATCGTGTAACAACGAAGGTGTCGATGGAGTACGGGTGGAAAACGACTCGGACAACGAAACCGTTGCTGATTGACGATTTGGATATGGCGTTACGTAACGACGAGTTGACTTTGTTTGACCGGCACACGATTGCCGAGTTGAGAACCTATGTGCGTAACGATAGGGGATCGATGTCTGGTTCACCGTTTGATGACCGGGTGATAGCGTTGGCGTTGGCGAATGAGATGCGCCAGTATGCTTTCATGCCGGAGTATGCTCCGGCAGCGGATGACTACTGGACTGTGGATTGGTGGGCGCGAATGGCGAAACCAGACGAGAACCCTGATTTGCGTATCGGGGCGCACACGATGCGTGGGACACCTAGAACATAGATGATAGAGACTATCGGAGGTTTTAAATTGGCACGATTCGTTGCTTTCACTAATGGTACTGAAACGGTTGACGGCTCTACGGGCAAGAACAACCGGATGGAGCGTGGGGGTTCTGTTGTAGCGAACCCGATTTGGGAGCCTGCGGCACCCAATTCACCCAAGCAGCGGTTTGATTCCCCCAAGTACGCTAGCCAGACTGGCGGTTACGGGGAAATCAATGTTCGTGACACCCCGCTTAACCAGCACGGCACCATGGGTAAGGTTGAGCCTGCGAAGCCGCAGCCTGATCTCGCTGGGCACAACGCGGCCCCCCACACCAAGCGCCCGTAACTGTGGCGATCCTCCCACGGGGGGCGTCCTACAGTGAGTTCCGCGATTACATAGTGGACTTGCGTGGGGTGCTGCCTGTTGAGGAATTGGATGAGTTGTGGGAGTGGCGGCAAAAGTTGCTTGGTGTCCGTGTGGACACTGGGCGCGGTTTTCGATCCCACTTGCCTCCCGATGAGCAGCATTTGACTCGTGATGAGCGTGGGGTGAAAGCCGCTCAGGAAGCGAAGGCTGCTGGGCGCAACATTGAACGGCTCCCCGATAAGGCGTACTTCTGATGGCTCGCAAAACTCGTTCTGAACAGTTAACTGTCATCAACGAAAAGTTGAATTCGTCTGCGCGTTGGCGTGACGAACTCGGTTACGACAACTTGTGGCGACGCATGGTTGATTTGTACCGTGGCAGGCATTGGCCTCGGACAACAGCCAGTACTGAAGATTTGATTGCAGTCAACATCGCGTTCAGTACCGTCAATGTGATTGCACCTGCCGTTTCAGTAAACCATCCGAAGATTGTTGTAGTACCTAACAAGCCTGAGGATGAGGACCGGGCCGTTTTTGTTGAAGCGGTCGTAAACCATTTGTGGAGGCATCACGATTTCCGCACCCCGTTCCGGCGTTCTGTAAAAGATTTCCTCATTTTCGGTCATGGCTGGCTGAAAGTTGGTTGGAAATTTCTTGAACAGGAACGAATGCTGGGTGAATCCGAACGGGATGAACTGTTCGCTGAAGCAATGGTCGAATCCGACGTTTTTGCGATGGAAAACCCTGACATGGCAGGCGAGTTGCCTGACGACAACCAGATGGCTGCAAGTATCCCAACGACATCCATGGCTGTTGTGGAAGATCAGCCATTTGTGGAACGGGTATCACCATACGATATTTACATTGACCCTGAAGCGACATGCGTTGAAGACGCTAAATGGATTGCACAACGTATCGTTGTTTCTTTGGAAGAAGCAAAGAAGGATCGCCGGTATAAGCCGTCGGCACGCAAAAACTTGGAAGCCACTTCCCTTCTCAACCCGATGTATGCCCCCACGGATCGGCAGGAAAACAATCAGTACCTGTCGGGGGTTATTGAACGGACTGTAATCTACGAGTTTTACGACATCGCGAACAACACGATGTCGGTTATGACTAAAGACGCTGACGAATTTCTTGTTGACCCGATGCCGATGCCTTACGCTTACGGGCAGCCTTTCGTGATGATGCGAAACTACGATGTCCCCGATCATTTCTACCCGATGGGTGATTTGGAAGCAATCGAATCATTGCAGTTGGAGTTGGATAAGACTCGTTCCCAGTTGATGAATGCCCGCAAACGGTACGCACGCAAATACTTGTACCATGAGCGGTCATTTGGTCCTGAGGGCCGTGAAGCGTTGGAATCCGATGATGATGGCAGACTGGTGCCTGTCGTGGATGAAAACAAGCCGCTGTCGGAAGTTGTTGTTCCGATGCCGCAAACACCACTATCACCTGAAATCTACAACCTGTCTTCAATCATTGAACAAGACATCAACACGGTGTCTGGCGTATCGGAGTACGCGCGGGGTTCAATGCCGGAGATTCGCCGCACCGCTACTGAGGCATCAATTATTGCTGACGCCCAGAATGCGCGTGCCGCAGACAAACTAGCAACAATCGAAATCAGTATCGGTCACGTTGCCCGTCGTGTAGTCCAACTCATGCAGCAGTACATGACTGGTGAACAGATGGCGCAGGTTTCTGCTGCCGGTGGTGAAACCCTGTTTGTCCCCTACTCGCGGGACGACATTGTTGGTGAATACGATTTCAGTGTTGAGGGTGGTTCCACGCAGCCGATGAATGAAACAATCCGCAAACAGCAGGCTGTATCGTTGATGAACGCGGTTGCACCTCTTGTGGGTATCGTTATTGATCCTGCCGTTTTAGCCAAGTATGTGCTACAAACCGGGTTCGGAATCAAAAATCCGGAAAAGTTTATTATGCAGCAGCAAACCCCTCAGGATGCTGAAGCGGCACAGGCTGAAGCGGGTGCGGCACCTATGCCGTTCGGGCAGACCCCGATACCGCAAGGCCCCGACATGGGGGCTTTCGCCCCGACGGGTGGTGTGCCACCAGAACTGTTAGCGCAACTTCAAGGCCAGATGGGTTTAGAACTACCCCAACTTTGATGGGACAGCGATGACTGTAGTATTAGGAGCAACCAGTAGGACTCCCAAGGAGAAAAAATAATGGCAGAAGATGTTACGGAATCCGCTTCGGCGGACACTTCAGATTCTTCAGTTGAGGTTCAGCAGGAACCAACCGGTGAAGCATACACCGTTAAGGTGGATGGTGAAGAACGGGAGGTCAGTCTGAATGAACTTCGGGACGGCTATCAGAGACAGTCGGATTACACACGTAAGACGCAGGATTTGGCAGCCGAACGCAAACGGTTACAGCAAGCAGAAGCGATTGTGTCAGCGTTGGAGTCAGATCCTACGGCGACACTGAATGCTTTGGGTGACGCTTTCGGCGTACAAGGTCCAGCGGCGGCCCCATCTGATCCTTACGGATCGGATTGGGCGGAGCCAGAAGACCCTACGGTGCAGCGGATCGCACAGTTGGAAAGTCGTTTAGAGCAGCAGGATCGTTTGCATAGACAACAACAACTAGATAAGCAGGTTGAAGACTTACGGGGACAGTACGGCGACTTCGATTCTGATGAACTTTACCAGCACGCTTTAAGCCACCGGATAGGAAATCTGGAAGCAGCCTTGACGCATATGCGTTACGGCGACATGGCTTCTAAAGCAGACAAGTTGGAAAAGGAACAGGAACGTACAGAAGCCAAGCGTGGCGCTAGCGTGGTGGAACCTTCGGGTTCTAAGCAGGCAGGCTCCACACGTAGTGCAGCCCCTGAAAAAGTCTCATCTATCCGTGAGGCGTTTGAGAACGCTAAGCGGGAACTTGCTTCTTAACTTAGAGAGAAGGTGACAGACCATGGCGGGTAACGCTGATTTTGACGAGATTCTGTCTACTACCCTCAAGAATTACATCCCGAAGTTGACTGACAACATCTTTAGCGCAAGGCCTTTGTTCTATGCGTTGACGAACGGTCAGACGATTCGGCGTATTTCGGGTGGTGCGAATATCGTAGTCCCAATCATTTATGGGACAAACTCAACTGCTGGTTCATACAGTGGTACGGATACTATTGACATCACGGCTCAGACAGGCATTTCGGCTGCCGAGTATTCGTGGGGTCAGTATGCGGCCACAGTTACCATTAGTGGTATTGAGGAAGCGAAGAATAACGGTGAGGCACAGATCATTGATCTGCTGGAAGGCAAGATTTTCCAGACGCAGGAATCCGTTATTGAGAACATGAACACCATGTTCTTCGCTGACGGCACAGGCAATGGTGGCAAAGACTGGAATGGCCTAAACAACGTTGTTTCTACTACGGCGATAGGCGGCATTGACTCCGCTGACGCAGGAAACTCGTTTTGGCAGCCAACCCAGACCGACGAAGCCGGCGTTCTTACGCAGGCTTCGATGGCTTCCATGTACAACACCGTTTCGGTTGGTAATGACCAGCCGACAATCATCATTTGTCGTAGGCAGGCGTATGAAGCCTACGAGGCATTGCTGGTTGACCAGATCCGTTACACGGATACCGACATGGCTGACGGCGGGTTCCAGAACCTGCTGTTCAAGGGTGCACCCATCACGTTTGATGATGCGTGTACGGCCCAGTACATGTACTTCCTTAACACGAAGTACCTGCAATTGGTGGCTCATAGTGATGTCTGGTTCAAGCCGACGCCGTTCGTGCGTCCAACGAATCAGGACGCTGTGTTCTCACAGTTGCTTTGCTACGGTCAGTTGACTGTCAGCAACCGTTCCCGTCAGGGACTCCTGTACGGGATCACTAACGGCTAGTCGGCTGCTGCTACAGGAGGTATCATGGCACGGGGTTTCGCATACGCATACAAACAGGGTCAGCGCCCCGCAGGTGAACCTGCGGGAAACTACAAGACGCTTAACCCTGCAAGCCCCCCCATCGGGGCGGGCAAGCGTATACATCGCGTAAATCCCACCCCCACCCATGAACCTCCTGTAGCGGCGCCTTCTGTTACTTGTGTTGCCACCACTAAGAGCGGGGATCCCTGTAAGGGTCGCCCGGTTGGTGACACGGATTCCTGTGTCTTTCACACAACTAAGGTGATTTAGTGCAACTTAACGAGATGCGCGACTATGTACGAAACATAGTTGACATCACTGTAAACGATATTGCTGACACGACAATGAACACGTTTATTC